CGAGCGTCTGCGCCCACTTGCTGACCGGCATGGCGCGCAGGGTCAGGATGAGTGTGCTGTCTTTGGCTTGTTCTTTGAGTTCTTCGATGCGTTTCGCGGTGCGTTTTGCCGCGGTGTTGGTTCCGGCTTCGGTGACCTGTTCGGCGGTCAGCTCGCGGGAGAGCTGGTCTCCGAGCGCGGCGATGCGTTCGGCGAGTTCCTGGTCGAGGATGATTTCGACCTGCTTGGTCTTGCGTGTCACTTTGAGCATGTTCGTTCCTTTGCGCTGAGAGTGTCGTTCCCTTTGCCATGTCTTGTCAAGGGGTTCCAGCGCCGGCGAAAGGGACGAAAAATCCGGCGCGGGAAGAATCTGGGATCAGGCGACCTTCACGTTCTCGGCCCAACCGGGGGCCTTGACGGTGAAGTTGACCTTGCTGCGGAGGACGGTGTTCGCGGCGATCGCGTCCTTGGCGCTCATGCCGATGCGCACGCTGTACACGTTGACGATGTCGCCGGACACGAAAGCGCGATCGGTGTCCTTGCCGTAGCGGCGGACGAAATAGCCTTCGGCGCCCTCCTTAAGGGTTTCCATGGCCGCGTTTTGATTCGAGTGCTCCGTGTTGGTGTTGTCGATGACCTCGACGGACGGGCCGGAGATCTTCTTCCTGCCCGGATTCTCGTAATCCATGGACGAGTTTTCGCGCTGGTCGCTGATCGTGTCCTGCGAGGGCGCGCAGGACCAGCCACCCAAAGTCACGTAGTTGGACAGGTCGGCGCCGGCCGCGATTTCGCTGGCGGTCGGATGGTTGATGTCCTTGATCGTCGGCACCCAGATGGTGTTGACCTTGCCGTCCGCCGGAGTGGACGGAATTTCGGTTCCCAGATTGAGGACCATTTTTAGCTCCTTATGATTAAACCCCTTACGGCTTCGGCCGCAAGGGGTGGGAATGTTTGGCGGTCACAGGCGTGACCAGTTGAATTTGTAGACGAGCAGGCGGCACTGGTAAAGCAGGCTCGTCTCCTCGGCGGTGAGTCCGGCCGCGTACGCGCCGCTGTCGGACGAGATAGTGAGGCAGCCGGTATCGAAGCCCTTGGCCACGAACCGCTTGCCGGTCAGCCGCGGGATCATGAGGTCGTCGGCGATGACGTTGACGGAATCCGCGGTGGTGCTGACGATGCGCACCTGCAGCGTGCCGATGCCGCCATGCGGCCGTTGCGTCTCGCCGACCAGATGGCCGTTCGTCGTGACGGTCTCGATGATCCACGGCGGCTTGTCGGTCGGTTTCGGAGCCGTCTGACGGTACACGGCCCAGCCTTCGGAGGGCTGTGGGACGTGGTCAAGGATCGTGTCGGTCAATGTCATGATCGAGGTCATTCAGACCACCTCCACGGCCGCTTTGGCGACGTGTTCGGCGAGACGCGGCAACTCGTCCTCGCCATGCTCGTAGAATTCGTGCGTTCCACCGCCTTTTGCGGTGCCGAAGAAGGCGATGTTGGCGAGACTGCCGGCGCCGCCCTTCGACGGGCCGATCTCGGCCGTGATGCGTCCGGGCGTCGCCTTCACCTCGTAGGTGATGGGTATGCGCCGGAACGCCTTGTTGCCGGAGCCGGAGAGGTCTTCGCGCAAATCGTTCTTGACATTCTGCGCGCCTTTCTTCACGGCCATGGTGATGGCCGCGCGTCTGGCCACGCCTTTGGCGAGCAGTCGGTCTCCGAAGGCGGTCAGCTCGGACGCGTCGAACAGGCTTGTGACGCTCATGCGTCCTCCTTCGCGTTCCAGCGGCAGGCTGTGGCGTGCGTCTTCTCCGATTGCGGGGAGACGAGACGGAGCCGTCTACCTTTGAGCAGCGGGTTAGCGGATTCGGTGATCTCCGCGACGTCTCCGGCGCGCAGGCCATCGGTGCCGAACGGGAAATGCATGTACAGGCTCCAGACCAATGAGACGGCGCCCATGTTCTGGGCCGCGCTGCCTTCGGTCTGCTCGCTGGCGAGGCCGCCGCTGGTCTGCACCTTGCACTTGCCCTGATACACCTGCTCCGTGCCGGTGTTCGGCAGTCCCGTGTCCGGATCCGTGGTGGACTCGCCTGGGCGGGTTACCGTGCACTGGTCGGTCATGAGGCCTTCCGCGTCACGGCGGGCCTTGGAGAGGAATGATGCGCTGATTCTCATCGGAACACCCCTATCGAAGAGACGTTCGCGCCGAAGCGGTTGCGCAGGCTGCGCTTGGTCGCTTCCGGCAGTTCGGTCACGTCGATTTGGGCGGCATCGCCTTGCGCGTATCCGACCTGTGCGTCGTCGACACGTTCGTAGCTGACGCCGACGTGGGCGCCGGGGCCTCCGTCCTCGAGCTGGTGGAGTCCGGCTGCGACGTACGAGCAGACCAGTCTGACGATATCGGCGGGTATCGGATTCCAGCCACCCGTGAAGGTGACTGTCACGACCGACGGGATGCGTCCGAAGGGGCTCCACGGCTCTTCGCGGTAGAGTGCGGATCCGAGGAGCCGCCAGTCGTCGACGGTCTTGCCGTCGATGAGCACCTTGGAAACGCTTCTGACGGCCCTGCATGGCAGGTCGAGTTTCCTGGACTGTTCTCCGGGGATGTCGACGGTCCATTCGCCGAGGGTGATCGGACAGCCGGCGGCCGAGCGGACGGCTTCGGAGACCGAATCGAGCAGACTGGTTGCCGTCTGCTCATCGGTCACTTCGATGCCGTTATGTTTCAGGTCGTCCAAGGTGGCCAGTGCGGTCATTTCAGCCTCCGATCATCGGACTCGACTACTTGCCGCTCTTCTTGCCTGCAGCAGCATCCTCTTCACCGTCGCTGTCTGCGGTGGTACCGCTCACGACAGGGGTCTGCGCATCCTGCAGGGAACGACCGGTGGTGGTGGAGAGGTTCAGGGTGATCTTGGTCAGGCACTCGGGGCGGATGACCTTGGCGCCGTACAGGTCGAGGCCGCGCACCATGTCGGCGAAGTCGGTCTGCATGCGCATAGCCTCGACGTTGCTGACCTGCTGTGCGAAGGTCACGGCGGCGTTGGTGCCGGCGAGAATGGACTGGGTGTCCGGGCTGGCGGACTTGTGCGGCACATTGTTGGACTTCACGACGGTGAAGCCGCGCACCTGGCCGACCACGCCGTTGAGCAGCGTATTATGGCCCGCTTCTGTGCCTTCGATGAAGCGGGAGTCCTGCAGCAGGAGCGCGTAGAAGTCGGGGCTGACGACGAGCCAGCGTCCCTCGTCGGGCACGTTCTGCACATCAAGCTTCCGTCCGGCTTCCACGACGGCGAGATACGCGTCGGCGGGGGTGCCGACGTCCACGGTCTTCGCCGGCGTGCTGACGGCAGTGTCCATGAGATTGGAGATGTAGTTCTCCACGTTCTTCATCATGTTGTAGGCGGCGGAATTGGTGAACTTTCCAGTCATGTCCGCCTTGGCCTGAGCCTTGTCGAGGTCGTTGACCTTGAAGGCGAAATAGTCGGACTGATTGATTTCAAGAACGGCTGCTTCCTTGTCATTGACATCGTCGACGGTGATCGCCTGGCCGCGGACGTACTTGCGCACGGTCACGTCGTCGTATCCGGTGATGTGCACGGTATCGCCGGCCTCACGGATGTCGCCCTCGTAATCGCGGTTGCACAGGCTCGGGAAGACGAGCTTCGCGCGCAGGGCTTCGAGGATGGCGGCGGACCATACCTCGGGGATGAAATTGGTGATTGCCATTGCTGGTGGCCTCCTTACTTGCTGCGGCCTGCGAGCAGGTCATCCAGACGGCCCTTGCGGCGCGCCTCCTCGATCTGCTTCGGGGTCATGTTCTTCAGATCGTCCCTGGTAAGCTGTCCCGCCTGATGATCGCCATCACGGGCGCCTGACGGTGGGATGATTCCCGTCAGACCAGCCTTGTTCCCGCCTTGCGCGAGATACGGGTGTGCCGAGACCAGGGCATCGATCTTGTCGCCGATCGCCTGCTGGTCGTATCCTCCTTGATCGTCCGCGGTCAGGTCGGAGAAATCGATGAGCTTCAATGCGTCGCCCGGATTGATGAGCTTGCCGGTGGCCGCGGCGGTGACGTTCGCCTGGAGCACCTGCTTCTGCAGTCCGGCGATGGTGGCCTGCGCGGATTCGAATTCCTTGCCACGCTGCTCCCAGTCGGCGACCTGCTTCTCCAGGTCGTCCACGCGGTCGGCCTTCTCGTAGGCGGTCTTGAGCTTCGCCTCGAGGTCGCTGTTGACCTTCTTCTGGCCGAGGAACTTGTCGTGCCAGTCGACGGGCGGCTCCTGCGCGCCCGGATCGCCGGTGTTCGGATCCTGCTGCTGTCCATCGGACATGATGATGTTTCCTTCCTTTTACTGGATGTATTTTTCGCCGTTGCTGGAAAGCCAGCGGCGATAAGAGTTCTCGGCTTTCGCCAGCACGTCAGGCGTGACCGGTTTGCCGGGCTGGTAGGGGTTGCGGCCGTCCAAAGCGGCCTCGTAGCGGAGCCGCGCATTGAGCAGACGCTTCTGCGCCGCCGTCAACTCCTCATGCCGACCCTGACGCCATTCGTTGTTGTGGAGCCATTGGCTGCGGCGGAGCTCCGGCACCTGCTCGCGCCATTTGTCGGGCAGGATGTAGCCCTCGCGCTTCAGAAGTTCGATGGTCTGCTCGCGAGGGAGGTTGAAGCTGTAGATGCCTTCCGGCGTGAGCCTGCGCCTCTGGCGTTGGCCGTATTCGTATTTGCGGATCATGCGGCTCCACCCGTAGCGGCTGGTGCCTTCGGACGTTGTCATGCGGATGTTGCCGCGTCCGATTGGCCGCATGCCTCGATGCGCGTTGACGACCTGGTAGATGTCGGCGCCGTCCCTGATGGCCTGCGCGTCGGCATGTCCGAAGACCTTGTCCTGCTCATCTTCGCTCATGCCGTTGAAGCGGTCCATCGGCGATGTGATCCAGCCTTGTTTCTCGGCCTTTTCCTTGCCTTTGCAGGGGATGGTGCGACCGTGGCATTTCGGATGACGAAGGAAGTCGTTGTTGTGCCGGAAGTATTTTCCGGCGAGGATGGCGCATCGTGGGCAACAGTCGGGTGATTCGACGCGCACGTAGCCGACGCCGGAACGCTGGGTGATGCTGACGCCCATCGCGCTGATTGACGTGTCCTCGATGGCCTGCATGGCCATCTGGCGAAGCGTAGCACGACCTGCCATCATGGCATCGGATTCGCCCATGCCTGACTTGATGGCCGACAAAGTGCGCGTCACCGGGATATCGAAATATGATTCGAGGTCGATGCCGCTCGGTGCGAAACCCGTCCCGAAGGCGAGGGGATTCGCAATACCGTCAGGGCGCACGTAGTCGCCCTGTTCGGCGAGCATCAACGTGGACGAGTCCATCGCGTCGCTCGCGGCGCGGGTCTGCAGTGTGGCGAAGAGCGTTAGGAAATCGGCGTTTGTCCGATTCCAGCTGTCACGCACCCGCCTCGGATCCACGCCCTTCCACGTTTTGTCCGCCGCTCTCACGGCCAGCAGGCACAGTCTGGCCAGAGTGTTCCGACTGTCCGACAGGCTCTCCAGCGTCACCGTCATCAGATGCACCTCCGACCTGCAGGCTGCGGGCTATCTCCGCCATCTCCGGATCGTGATTCTCGTCGTCCACCATGCGCATGATGCGCTTGATGTCCTCCGGACTCTGACCCATCTGCTCGGCGATCCACTGCAACGGGTATCCGAGCTGCTTGTATTTGAGCATCGCGTCGGCCATGAGGGCCTCGGACCGGTATTGCGGTGTGGCGAACACGACTTTTGCATCCTCGAGGATGCGGGCTGATTCCTCATCGTCCTCGAGCATCATGGCCATCACGCACAATTCGCGCACCGGCTGACGCATGAAGCTGATGCGCTCCAATGTCTTCGACACGAGGCCGGCTTCGGCGACCTCGTAGCCGGTGGCCGGCACCTCCGCATTCGTCAGCAGGTAGTGGCCGGGCGTGCGTGTCTCGGCCGCGATGTGCTCGACGGCCTTCTGGATGATCGGCAGGAAAGCCTGCAGGTTGCTGGCTGTCCATTCGCCGATCGACACGTTGTCGCCGGTGATCTGCATGATGCGCTCCATGACCTGCTTGTCGAGGTTCACAGGACGCTCGCCGACCTGCTCTCCGGTCGCCTTGTCGAAGACCGGCTCGGACAGGGAGTCGCCGCCGAGTATCACCCT